GGCAATTATTGCCGGTACAGCTACGACCTTCGCCGGATCCCCTGGTATTCAGGGTATGCGGGAAGATCTTTCGGATATGATCTACAACCTCAGTCCTACAGATACTCCATTTACGAGTAATGTTGGCCGCGGCACAGCAGACGCTGTGTTACACGAATGGCAGACCGACAGTCTAGCTGCTCCTAATACTGCAAATGCGCAGTTCCAGGGCGACGATATCGCGACGTTTACTCCGGCTAGTGTCACTCAACGCTTGGGAAATCGAACGCAGATATCCAGAAAAGAGGTAATTATTAGCGGCACACTTGACGCGGTGAATAAGGCGGGCAGGCGCACAGAACTCGCCTACCAGATGACCAAGCGCGCCAAGGAGCTGAAGATCGATATTGAAGCAATACTTCTGTCTAACCAGGCAAAAGTTACGGGCGCGGCGGCAACAGCGCCAAAACTGGCGTCTGTACTTGCATGGATCCGGACCAATGTCGATCACGTCGGGACCAATCCTACCGGTGACGGCACCGACGCCAGAGTAGACGGCACGCCGCGAGCCTTTACCGAGGCGATGCTCAGAGGGGTCATGAAGGGCATCTATAGCAATAGCTCCGAAGAGCCCGACGTGGTGATGACCGGCGCCGGCAACAAAACGGTCGCATCAGGCTTTGCCGGCGGCGCACAGAAAACGGTGGACGTCACCGAGCGCAAGGTTATCGCCACGGTTGATATCTATGTCGGGGATTTCAGCACGGTCAGGATCATCGCCAACCGCTTTATGCGGCCACGCGATGTCTTGCTGATTAACTGGGATCTCTGGTCGGTAGACTGGCTGCGGCCAATTCGACAGGTCGAGTTAGCCCGTACAGGCGACGCTGAAAAAAGGCTCCTGATCGGAGAATACACGCTTTCCGCGAAAAATGAAGCTGGAAACGGTGGCGTTTTTGATCTGACCGCACCGTAGGTTGCAACAGGCGCGGGTACTCCCCAGGCCTCGCGCCCGAGCAGCGGGCCGGCCGTCTCCGCTGCACCGGAGGCGGCCGGTTTTCACAATAGAAGGGGGTGCGATGACCGAATACCTGCTCGACCGTGACCCGCAGACCGGCATCACCGAGACCTTCGAGTATGACGAGGTCACCGGCAAAATCACGCTTCGCCGCTGGCAGGACGTCCAGCCGGCGATCGATGTCAATAAGGGGTTTCACCTATACGGCGACGGTAAGGGCAGGGATATGTGGTTTGCCGCCAGTATTCCGGTGGAGGTTGCCGCCAAGTGGCTTATCGAGAAGGGCGTCAACGCCTGGCGGAAGGATCACTGGCCGGAGGTGCGAAAGCTCCTCGACGACCCCGAATGGAAGCATTTGCGACCGACCAGTTTTAGGCTCTGACCAATGCCGCTCGACACCTACCCTGCTTTGAAAACGAGCATCTTGGGGTGGCTGGCGCGCCCGGGCGACCCGTTGGTCGAGCCGGCGGTACCCGACTTTATCCGGTTATTCGAGGCGGACGCCAACCGCCGGCTAAAGACGGCGGGGGCGGAAAAGCGCGTACTGGCGACCGTTACCGATACCGCGGTGGTGCCGCTGCCATCTGATTTTATGCAGATGCGAATGGCGGCCATTGATGGCTTTGCGCTCCGCTATGTGCCGCCCGACCGCCTCCAGGGCGAGGGCGGCACGACCAATTGGTACAGTATCATCGGCAATGAGATGCTCCTCGGGCCGGGGCCGAACGGCGCCACGACAGTGGCAATGACCTATCAATCGGGGGTGCCGCCACTATCCGATATTGCGCCGGTAAACTGGCTCATCCTCGCGGCGCCCGATCTTTACCTATACGGCAGCCTGGCCGCGGCGGAGGCGTATGTCGGTCATGACGAGCGCGTCCAATTGTGGATACAGGGGCGGGAGGCCGGGTTCGAGGCGTTGCGCCAGGCCGACAACAAAGCCCGCTGGCCGGGCGGTTTGCAGATCCGGCTGGAAGGCGCCACCGGCGGCGGCGCCGGCAATCTCGGCAGCGGCGCTGCCGTCATCGCACCGCCGACCCCGCCGGGCGCCATCGTTGCCGATCTGGCACCACTTAACCCGAGCCCGGGCGCTCTGTGGTGGGACAGCACGGAGGGGCAGCTTTACATTTGGTTTATCGATGCCGGCGGCGCTGGCCAGTGGGTGCCGGCCTCGAACGAGCCGGAGAGCTAGATGCTGAATTTTCCAGACGCTCCCACCTCGGGCCAGATTTATTCGGTGGGCGGCAACTCCTGGCGGTTCGACGGAAAAAAGTGGACAGTCACCGTACCGCCGCCCGATACCGGCATCACCGAATTGACGGGTGATGGTACCGCCGGGCCGGGCAGTGGCAGCCAAGTGTTGACCCTCGCCAATACTGCGGTAGTCCCGGGCGCCTACACGCTGGCCTCGATCAATGTCGACGCCAAGGGGCGGCTAACCGCGGCGAGCAACGGCGTTGGCGGCGCCGGCACGATAACCGGGGTTACGGCCGGTGGCGGCCTTACCGGCGGCGGCGTCAGCGGCGACGTCACGCTCTCCCTGGCGGTCCCGGTAGCGGTCACATCGGGCGGCTCGGGCACCTCGCTCTTGAATGGCGTCCTGATCGGTAACGGCTCCGCGCCCTTCACGGCGCAGTCGCCTCTGGGGGTTACAGCCGGCGGCACCGGGCAGACGACAGCCCCGGCCGCCTTGGCGGCGTTGGGCGGGATCAGCGGCAACCAGACGATCACGCTCTCAGGCGCGATCAGTGGCACCGGGACGACGGGGATCGTGACGACCCTGGCGACAGTACCGATTGCTTCCGGCGGCACCAACGCGACGACGGCTCCGGCGGCGCTGACTAACCTCGGTGCGGTCGCCAAGGCGGGCGACACGATGAGCGGGAAGCTCGCGGTCAACACCAACGCGGCGGCATTGCAACCACCGCTCAACGCCCCCCGCACAACCCTGCAACTCTCGGCGGCAGATGGCGCGAACACCGGCCTTGTAATCGACGCTTATGCTAACGGCGGGCCGGTCATCGACCTACGCGGCTCGCGCGGCACGCAAGCGGTGCCGTCGCCGTCGCAAAATGGCGATAGTCTATCGTTTATAGAATTTTTCGGGCGCGGTACGTCGCAGTTTGTACAAACCGCTTTTATTACATGCGTCGCAGCCGAAACTTTCACCGATACTGCGGCGGGTTCGATGATAACTATAGGAACGGCCGACCCTGGAACAGCAAGCATCGCGCCTAGCCTGAGAGTTAGGCGAGGCGTGATGATCGGTAACGTTGACCCTACTCTCGATCCGGGGCCGGGTAATTTGTATGTGGGTGGCACGGTAACAGCGACCGGCGGCACGATGACGGGCCTGCTGTCGATAGCAGCGGCAGGTAGTACGACTAACCTCAGGCTTATTAAGGTAAATGCCAGCGACGCTGCCGATATTCAGGGCTACAGCCATACCGGGGCGCCGCGCTGGACGATGTATCTTGCTGGCGGCGAAGCCGAGAGCACCGGCAACGCTGGCACCGATTTCAGCCTCCACAGACACACCGACGACGGCTCGTATCTAGCCCCAGCACTGAACATCAACCGCGCCACCGGCAACGCGACGTTTAGCGGCACGGTGACGATAGCCCCAGGCAGCGGCTCGGCCAATGTGATCCTCAACAAAGTTGTGGCTACCGATGCAAACGCTGTGGTGGGGCAGCGTAACGGGTTGACGCGGTGGATGATCAAGCCGGGTGACAGCGGCAACGAGACCGGCGCCGATGCCGGCTCAAATTTTGCCATCGAGCGATACGCAGACAGCGGTGCATTCCTCGCGACAGCGATGGCGATCACGCGGTCGAATGGCGCCTGCTACAATACGAGCGGCACTTGGTCCTCGCTTTCGGATTTAGAACTAAAAGAGGACGTTGAGCCATACACACGCGGCCTCGACGCGATACTCCAACTCAATCCGGTGTCGTTTCGCTACAAGTCGAGCACGCCTTTTGCCGCGGAAGACAAACCTAGTCAATTATTGTACGGGCTGGTGGCTCAAGATGTCGAACCGCATATCCCCGAGGTGGTCGGCCGCGTCACGGTCACGGTAGGCGATATGGACCGGGAAGTCGCTACGCTGAATGGCGGCGACCTTATTTACGTTCTGATCAACGCCGTAAAAGAACTCAAAGCCGAGCTTGACGAGCTTCGAGCCGCCCTGCCGCCGGAGATACAACCATTGCAGGCAGGAACCGCGCCATGACCATCTTGCACTGGCCTGAATGGCTGCCGGATCAAGCGGATTTCCAGAACGCTGGCAGCCCCAGGATAAAAAACTGCGTGCCATTGACGGCCAACAGCTACGGCCCGATGGCGAGCTTTATCGAGTGGAGCGCCACCGCTCTCACCGAACGGGCGCAGGGACTCTACAGCGTCAAGGCCAGCGACGCCGGGGTCTATCTGTTCGCCGGCGACCGCACCAAGCTCTACATGAGCGTCGGCGGCAACCGCACCCTGTCCGATGTCAGCCTGGCCGGCGGCTACGCCACCCCCTCTGCCGCCGCCGGCGGGCACTGGAACTTCGCCAGCTACGGCGACCGGGTCATCGCCACCAACGGCTCTGATAAACCGCAGACCCTGGTGTTGCCAGTGGGCGTCAGCCCGACCTTCGCCGACCTCGCGGTGACCGCGCCCAGCGGTAAATACCTCGCCGTCGTCAAAGACTTTTTGATGTTTGGCAATACCTTTGACGCGGTCGATGGGGTCAGACCGTCGCGGGTGTGGTGGTCGGCAATTAATTCACCCGCCTCGTGGCCAACCCCGGGCTCGGTGCCGGCGATCCAGACCCAGAGCGATTTTCAGGATTTGCAGCAGACCGATCTCGGGCAAGTCACTGGACTTGTAGCGGGTTTCGCTCCTGGCAGCGATGTTGTGATATTTTGCGAAAAAGGCTGCTGGACCGCTTCTTATGTCGGGCCGCCATTGATCTTCAATTTCAAGGTGGCGCTGGGGGCGGCCGGAAGTTTGGCGCCTTTATCTATCGTACCGAGTTTTGCCAAGGACAATTCCGGCGCGATCCGGCCAGTCATCTACTATCTGTCGTCCAATGGTTTTGCCGCGTTTGACGGCAATACTTCTTTCCCGGTAGGGGCGCAAAAGTTCGACCGCACCTTCTACAATATGTTGGACGACGCTCACCTCAACTACGTCCAGGGGGTGGCCGATCCGCGCACCCGCACCGTCATGTGGGGCATCCCGACCCCGGGCTCCGCCGGTCTCTTTACCCACCTTTTGGTGTATCACTGGGAATTAGGGCGGGCCTCTTTATCGGAGATGGAGGCCGCCGCCAACCACGCCGAGTTTCTGGCGCCGATTATGACGGTGCAGTCCTATCACCTCGACAATATCGACAGTTTCGGCGATCTCGACACCATCGCGCCGTCATTTGACGATCCGTTCTGGTCGGGTAATGCGTCATCCCGCATTGGGCTTTTCACCGTCGATCACAAATTGCACATCCGCGGCGGCCCGGCGATGGCGCCGGTATTGGAGACCCCGGAGGTGCAACCGGCGGAAGGCCGTCGAGCCTGGGTGCAGATGACGCGGCCATTATTCGACGGCGGCGTGGCGACGGTGGCGGTGGGGCACCGCGAGCGCCAGACCGATCCCGTCACCTGGGAGACGGCGGTGCCGGTCAACGCCATTGGCGAGTGTCCGCAGCGCTGCACCGGGCGCTATATCCGGTTCCGCCTGCAATTACCGGCGGGGCAGCCTTTTACCCATCTGGCGGGCATCGATTTGCGGATGATGCCGGAGGCGACGCGGCGATGATGAATGTACTCGACATGCTGAAGTACCGCCTGTCGGCCGGTGATCGTGGCACTAGCCAGCTCGACCCGGTGGTGCAGGACATGATCCGGGGCAACCTGGGGCGAAGCCTGCCGCCGGGGTTGCCGCTTGGGGTGCAGGACAGCATCCGCAACCGGCCGAGCTACGGCGAGGGTGAGATCATGGCGCCGGAGCCATGGTGGATCCCCTCCCTCGGCGGGCAAATGCAAAAAGAGGGGCCGCAGCGCGAGAATACGCTGCTGTTTGATCGTCAGGAGGCTCTGCGTATCCCTAATCCGGGTGTCCCGGTTGATCCATGGTCCAAAGATCAGCCGGAGGGCGGGGTGTGGTCATCCCGGCCGCCGGGGGTGTCGCCTTACGCCTCGCCCCTCAACCAACTGATGGAATTGGGCCGGCGTGCTCCGCTCTCGCTTTACTGATGGCAGCGCATAGCCAAGGCACCCGCGCCATCCCGCCAGTGGCGCCGGATCAGCCGCCGGGCGGCTACCCGCAGTGGCTGCGGGACATCGCGCAGAGCATCAATTCAGCATCCTCTTGGGCCGGCACCAGCGCCCGCGACCAGTTCGCTACATTGCCAGTCAACGCCGCCAACGACACGGCGGCGGCCACCGCTGGCGTGCCGGTCGGCGGGATTTACCGCAATGGATCGGTTTTACAAGTCAGGGTCGCGTGAGCTTCACCACCTGGGAGGCGGACTTGCCGGCCGCCACAGCGTCCGCCCGGGTGCGGGTCTATCTGCCGAGCCTTGACGACCTGATCGAGCACTGGCCGGAAATCGCTCCGATGCTGCAACGCGCCACCAGCCGCACCGGCTGTTACACGCCCAACGATGTGTTGGCTCTGGCGATGTTGGGGCAGGCCGGTATTTGGGTGTGCGAAGTTGACGACCGGGTCGTCGCCAGCATCGTCACCAAGGTGGAGCGCTACCCGCGGAAGAACATCCTGGAGATCATGTTTGCCGGCGGTAGTCAGATGCGCCATTGGCTATCGGACGCCGTCGCGACGATCGACCGGCACGCGCTGGCCTGCGGTTGCGCCCATGTGGCGGGGGTCGGCCGGCCCGGTTGGGTGCGCGCCTGGGGTGGCGAGGCGACCGGCGACGTTATTATCGTGCGCGATTTGAAGGCTAAATGAGATGAGCAAAGGGTCAAAGCCCGCCGGCACCGTGACCTCCACCGCGACTAACTCAGCCGGGCTGGCGCAAGAGCCCTACCTCAAAGAAATGTGGGGTCAGGCGCAGGATCTCTACAAAAACAACCCGATGCAGTACTACCCGGGTCAGACCCTGACGCAGTGGGGCACGCCGGAAAAAATGGCCGGGCTGTGGGACCAATACCGTGCCGGCGATACCCTCGGCGCCATGCAAGGCGGTGTCAACAATGCCTACAACACCGCACTAACCGGCGGTTATGGGGCAGCCAATAACCAGGCCAACCAGTTCTATCAAGGGTTTGCCAATGGCACTGGCTACCCGCAGCAAAACTTCCAAAACTTGCAAGATCAATCCAGGGTAGGCGGTATTACTAATGCGCAGTTGATTGG